TCAAATAGGTATGCCCATACTCTCCGCAAGGCTCTGCACTGCTTCATTATGCTTTAACCTCAATAATGCCCTATATTCTGTATCGTTGATTGCCTGGTATGAACTCTGCAGCTTTTCCTTCATGTTTTTTATAGTGCATTTATTCTTGTACTTCATTTCTATAACTTCCCACTGTTTTGGAGATAATACACGCTCAGCAATCGCCCAGATCTCGGCCATTGCTGCATCATCCAGCGCATTGTTCAATTCTTCGCACTCCTTGCCTACTATATCATTCAAAGTGTGTGAATCCTCGTCATCGCTTGCTATAGACTTATCCAGGCTCTTTACAGTGCTATATATTATATCCTCTATCTTGTCGACCTCTTCCAGCTTAACGCCTATATAGTTCGCATATTCACGCCGTGACGGTTCTCGGCCATATTTCTGTGTGTATATGCTCTTGATCGTATTATATTTATATATTTGTTCCTGCCTGTATATAGGTAGCCCAATAATACGGTTTGTTTGTCGGACATACCTTTTTAACTTTCCATCAAGCCATATCATCATGTATGTGCAGAAGTTGGCCCCCTTTGACCTGTCATAATGCATGGCAGCTTTATACAGTATGATATAAGCCTCCTGCGTCAGATCTTCCAAGGACGCCCCCCAGGTGTATCTTCTCGCAATCTTGTAGATCATGCCATGATTCTGATTATATAGTTGTTCCATGTTGTCTGTGACGTTCTCACCGCTCTGTATAAGCTCAACAAGCTCTTCATTGGTCATTTATAAGCCTCCTTACCAAAAGAGCCCCCACAACGCACTGTGAGAGCTCTACAACAAACAATATATATAGTCAAATACGCCCCACGGGGAGGAATAGGCGTATTTATTGCCTTACTGGTGTCCCTCTGTTGACTGTGAAGCCACCGGCACAGCCTGGTAATATATAGCCTTCTTCTTGTTCTCCAGAACAAAGGCATCATACACTATACGACCTTCTACAAGTGCACCACTGATGCCCGGTGCATCCTGATGGATCTTGTAATCCTCTAACTTCGTAGGTGCCACGGTAGCGCACGGATGAGCCACCATAAAGCCGAACCCCTTCGGGAGTCTTACCGCTGGCACCTTAATGACTGTGAGGCCGTCCAGGTTGCCTATAACGCCCTTAGCTCGCATATCTGCCCCCACCTCAGTTTCAAGCACTATATCCTTGCTCTTCTTCATCAAGCGGTATATTGCAGGTGTTACAACAAGCACACGGCTTGTTTCTGGCACCTCTGCGTCGTCCAGTGCCTCGGTGGCTGCGGTGATCTCATCATAGATATTATCAATTGTCAGCTCCTTGGCTGCCGGTGTATTTCCTGCACCTGCTGCCATGACTCCATAGGTGTATGTATCTACCTCAGGGACTACAACAGCCCTCTGCTGTCTTGATAATGCTGATGCAGCCTGTAACTGCTGCGCTGTCTCGTCTGTGTCCAGCTTATCAATGGCAAATGTGAATGATCTGTCCTTTTTCAGTGTGAACTCCTCTGTTGTGGCGTCCAGGCTCTCCACCTTGCCATATCTGGAACCCTCAACACCTGAGCCGGTCCCGGTTCTGTCGTAGTCGTTCATGCTGCCGGTGCTGATCTTGTACACCTTGACTGTGTGAGCTCCTGAGAACTCAAAATCGTTATTTGTAAGCAGTGACTTCTTGCTGTCACTTGTAAATACCTCATCAACATAAGGTTCAAATTTATCTGTTAAATTTATAGCCATATTATTCACCTTTCTTTCTTAGCAGATTCCCCAAATGGGAATATGCCTCTAATCAAGGCCGAAAGCTTTCTTGAACTGGTCGGGCTCTATGCTCTCCCTAAACTCTGGCAGCCTGTTCTCGATTATATGACGCCTCTCAGGCCTGCCGCTGCCGTCCTGATCTGCTTTCATGCCCTGTATATTGCTGATGGCATCTATAGCGGTCTTTAACTCGTCCTCTGTGTCGTATTTAAGTACAGATGCAAGGCTTTTATCTAACCCTTTCTCACTGAGCAACTCCGCCGCTCTGATCGCCATCTCTCGTTTATTTATATCTTTCTCCCTCTGGTCAAGCTCTGCAGCAAGGGTGGCCTTCTGTTCCTTTAGCCTCTTGCTTACAATGGCATTTACCTGCTCCTGTGTAAATAAGCCGGTGCCGTTCTTCTCGTCCTGATCTTCGGTATTACCCTGGTTCATTCCAGTAATATTCATATGCTTGCGCTCCCTTCGTTTTACGCCCTAGGTGGGCTTGATATATCCAATCTATCCAACTCACCGCCAGAAGTCAACAGAGCCCCAAACAGGCTATAATACACAAAAACAGGCTATAGCACACCATAAACATATAAAGGTGTATGTAAAGCATTCAAAACCATTTATTAATAAGGTAAAAATTTTTTTTATATTTTTTTCAATGTCAACATTAGACTAACATTTACTAACATTTCATGCCATCATAAGGTTAACATTGGTTAACATCCGGGATGGGGTCATTACTAATGAGGTCGGGGTATCCGCAGTATGGATACCCTTTCGGTTCTGACGTTAGCATTTGTTAGCAATTTCTGGTGTCGCATTTTGCGACACCAGGAACAACCGTACCTAAAAGTACGCTTGTACCCTGACAGAACGATTCGTTCGGGGAGCTCTGTATATTGGTTTTTCTTGGCCTATATATTCTCTAATGTTGGGTTTTGCCAAGTTGTATATATCCCTGATGTAAAGTTTTGTAAGGTTGTATATATTCTCTAATGTCATGTTTTGACATGTTTTAGGGCTGCCCTGATTCGGGGTACCCTAGGTTCGTTATAGGTTCGAACCTTAACATTTATTAACATCTGACCTGTAGTTTTCTGTAGTAAAACTGAAGTTTTCTGAAGTAGTTTATGAATAGCGTCACGAATCGTTACTCCATACACCGATGGCCTCGCCAGTACCGACCTCATATCTCGGGTACCAAAACGGTACTTGAAATCCTGATTTAGGACTCCATCAAGCACTACCCCGATTCAGGGGAGTGTCACAAGCCGCACACCCTTAAACACACAAAAAGACACCCTACAAGCCTGTAGAGTGCCCTCTGCGATCAAAACGTTATTCATAAGCCTTCGGTTTGTTTGGGGTAACTTCCCCCAGGTGTTCCAGCACCTTTTTGCGAATTAATCCTTGACATCTCCGGATTGCTTGGATATATTGAGCTTGTATGTTGTTCAGAGTATACTGTACTGATGTTTATCCTTTTTTCTGATCGTAGTGTGAAAAGCAATCCGGATTGTCAAAGGTGTTAGGCGGTCTGGGTTGTTTTTTTTGCCCTTCTCGCCCTCTCGGCTCTCTTGCCGTATATGTACCCAAGTAATAGCACATCAATGCCATATGACACCATAAAGCTGTGTAAACTCTTCGATGCATTCGGTACATGTGCGTTTATAATGTCCTCTACTTCAGAACTCTTTACATCGCCTGGTAGCGGCATATATCCCAACATTTTCATAGTGTCATTGGCCTCATAAATAGATGTTGCCCTATCTTCTTTCGGTGTTATCTTGCCGTAAACTGGTATAGTTGCCATTGTTTAATCCTCCTTAAACTGTGCCATGAAATCATCATGATCTGTTTGTATCTGTCTGCTCCTGATAGATTCCTCTGGTAAATGGATAGTGATGGATTGGCTATCTATTCTATCTATTATTCGTTCGTCCATCTTTAGCTCATCTATGCGCTTATTGCTGGTATAGATTGTTACAAGTCTGTTTGCATATCTTTTATCTATCAGTTTGAATAAAACTGTATCCACCCATTCTTTAGCCATCTGAGCCCCTATATCATCAATTACAAGGACTGGAGCCATTTCTAAACTCTTCAAATCTACGGCCTCATTATAGCTTTTTTTCGTAAGCTCCAGATAATCATATATTGTCATAAACCTTGCAGGCACTGCATACCTCATTGTGACCTCATTCAATAATATACTGGCCAGCATGGTCTTGCCTGTGCCTTTTTTCTTTGCGTAAAGATATAACCCATATCCTCTATCCTGAAACTTCTCAAAATTTGTTATAAATGCATTGATCGTCTTTTTCATATCGCTGGTATCCTGCTCGTATATATCAAATCTGAACCGATCCGCTCGCATACCTGCATACATCTGCGGTATTCTCGCCCTAGATCTCCGATCATTTGCACACTCCTGGTCAAGCTTATTCAGTGCTACATACTCATAGCCATCATCAATATATACTCCTCTTGGCATATCTACGAATCGTATAGCATCTATTGCCTCATCGCTGCAGCCTTCGTAACTGGTGCCCTTGATCCGCTGGCGTATATACATATTGCGCTCTATGTGCTCTTCTGGCGTCATCTTCATTACGTGACTCTGTGGGAACATTGGATTCTCAGCGTATCTGTACCGGGCCAGCTGGCTGGCTTTTCTCTTTTCCATGTACTTACTCCTTACTGAAACGGATCATCCGGCTTTGGGGTGTAGTTTGGTCCTGCTATACCATCTATAACACCCTTCTGATGGTCTTCTCGTGGCTCTTCTGGAGTTTCAGGCGTATATCTAGGGGTGTACTGTGTATTATCGCTATAGCCCCCTTCTTTGCTCTCCCACTTGTCAAGAAGTGTTTGCCAGTCTGTTATATCCTTTCCATTCTTGTACTTCCATTCTCTGGTTTGGTTATATTCAAAAAACCTTGAAGGGCTGACCTTATAGTTATGTTCTTCACAATAAGCCTCTACTTCCTGATATGTTGGTATACCTTCCCTAGCTTTAGCTATAGCTATAGAGTTAGATATATTAATCTTACCTATCCTATCCTTACCTATCCTGTGGCAACCATCGGTTGACACTTTGTCGCCCATTTGGCTACCTTTTGGTATACCACATGTTGAACCATCAGAAGATGAGGCTAATATATATTTGTCATTCTCTACTTCTACGGTATCCAAATACTCTTTAAATCTGGTTTCTGTGTACCTATCTTTACGGATATAATTATTTGCTCTCCAATCAGTTATTAGTATTACTCCATCCTCAAAAGGGATAACGAAACCCTTAGCTACTAATAGCTTTAGATCATCTGGTACACTTCTACATACCGCAACTATTTTTTTAGGTGAGGAAACAAAGCCATCATCGTCTGCCCGCATACCCAAATGAAAATATAAGTTTTGAGCTGTCGGCGACATGTCCAGGAACTGATCCGTATCAACCACATCCAAGCTAAACATTCTGCGTCTCGCCATCGTTCTCTTTTACCTCCTGAAATTTAATAGCAGTCTTATCACTTATCTGTTTGATAGTGGTCAAGGTATCAACTGCAGTCTACATCATAACCAATGTTAATTTAGCGTCAGCATCTGACTGCTTGGATGCCCCATATCTTTCTAAGTAGCCCGTGAGTATTGCATATCCTATTACATCCATGAAACATCCTTCCATGGAATATCTAGTGTCGTGATGTTCTATATTATTCATCTTCATTACCTCCTGTAATCTCGTTTATGAACTCATCCAGCGCATAGCCCACGATCATCATTTCTTCTTTCGTTGCGCAAGTGTGCAGCGTCCTGACCATGACATTGTAGGCGTGTGCGTTGAGATCCTTTTCTGTCACACTGTAAACCTCTTCATCTTCCTGAACATCAACGCTTACGTTGTCGCCTACAATCTCGCTTGCTGGTGTGTCGTTCGGGTTGCCTATGGTGATAATATCGCACACTCCCAAAGCGTTATATATACGGTCTAACGTGTCTTTCTTTGGTGTCCGCTTGCCTGTCTCCCAACGCTGCAACGCCTGCGGTGATACGCCTATCATTCCGGCTAGATCTCCCTGTGTCATTCCTCTGTACTGCCTGAGCTCTTTTATTCCTGCCCTCTTACTCATGCTCCTGCTCCTTCCTGGTAGCAACGCTCATATAAATAGCGTTTGTTTACCTTTCCATTCACTGTTAAATATCCCTTAGCTGACATTTCGCCGTTCAGGTCCTTAATGATCTGATAAGCCTTTGACTTTGAAACGCCCAGAAGAGCCATAACATCATCAACATTTAGATATAGCTTATCCATTCGCAACGCTCCTTTCTTATCCTGCTTTCTGTGCCGCCAAGCTCTCCATTGTTTATAAATATTCATCTGCCAACAACTCGGTTATGTCGCAGCCTATAGCCTTTGCGATCTTCCCGGCTGTTGATGGTCTCATATCAACAGTGCAAGCCTGTGATATTGTGGTTGGCTTTATGCCTGCTGCAACAAGGTCATTGCGGCTCTTGCAAGCTCTTGCCATTGCTATATCTAACTTCTTACGGTCAAACTTCATGTTCTCACCTCCTTTTTGTTCGGTTTTGACTTACCGTGTTTTTATAATAGTTCGGTTCTAACTAACTGTCAAGCATTTTTTCGTTTTTGCCGTACTTTTTTATTTACTTTTGTTCGGTTTTGCTGTATCTTGTATGTGTGGAGGTGTATCAAAAATGGGAAATAGTAAAAAAAATCAAGAATTTGCTCAGAGATTAAATGAATTACTAAAGAAAAATAATATAACACAATCTGAATTAGCTAAAAGAATGGGAATAGCAAAATCTTCTGTTAATGGATGGTGTAAGGGTACAGCATACCCACGCATGGACAAGATGACAGAGCTTTCATCTATTCTTAACGTAGATATTTTTACTTTAATCTCAGGAGAAAAACCATATATTATATCGGTTGATGCTGAAAAATTCGCCCAAGCAATGGAAATAAAAGAAAAACCATTATTAAAACAACTTAAAGCCTCATTTACCAAACTGAATGAAAAAGGCCAGGAAAAAGCCGCCAGCTATGTGGAAGATCTAACGAAGATTCCGGAATATAAGAAAACAGAATGACGCCGTATTTTGCGTTTTAAGCCATTTTAGTAATTTAGGGTATAAATTACCGTCTAACTCTCTAAAATTAAAATATGGAGAGCTGAGACAGTCACAGCAACATATACAGATGTTTTTATATTGCTTTCTGTGCCGCCAAGCAAGAAGGGAGATATAAAACATGCCAGTATATAAGGACAACAAGACAGGTACATTTTATGCAAAATTCTATTACCAGGATTACACAGGACAGCGCAAGCAGAAACTAAAGAGGGGCTTTAAGCTCCAGAGAGAGGCCAAGGAATGGGAACGGCAATTCCTGGAACGGCAGCAGGGCACGCCGTCCATGACCTTTCAAAGCCTTTATGATATCTATATTGAGGATATGAGCCACAGGCTCCGCAAGACAACCCTAGACGGTAAAAAGAACGTATTCAAGAATCGAATATTGCCATACTTCAAAGATAAGCCGGTGAATGAGATCACCCCGGCAGATATAAGGACATGGCAAAATCAGCAGATAGCCGCCGGTTATTCTGCCGGTTATCTATGCCGTGTTGACAGTGCACTTACAACACTGTTTAACTATGCTATGAATTATTACAATCTGCCATCTAACCCATGCACCAGAGCCGGACATATAGGCAAACATACCAGATCACTGAACTTTTGGACTGTTGACCAATATAACCAGTTTATGGCAAGCCTTGACAACGACAGGGCACGCATGGCCATAGAGCTGCTATTTTATGGTGGTATGCGTGTTGGTGAACTTCTCGCCATTACAGGCAAAGATATAAACTTTGAGCAGGGTATCATAAACATTGATAAAACCATCAATACTGATTCTGAAGGTGCTCACATATCGCCCCCAAAGACAGAGAACGGCATAAGGGTGATATATATGCCTAAAGCCGTTATGAATGATCTGAGGGGCTATATTGATAAATTATACGGCTATCAAGATGATGATCGTATCTTTGATTTTTCAAGAAGCCTGATTCGAAACGCCATGGTGCAATATTGCAAAGTGTCCGGGGTGCCATTTATCAGGATCCACGATCTCCGGCACCCGTATGTCAAGCCCACGACAAAAAATTTATAACTTTTTTTGCAGTTTTTCGGGCAGCTTCATAGCTGCCCATAGCTGTTTCAAATGGGTGTTCACGGTTATACTTCCTTTTCGGATTCCTTAGTTTCTAAGAAATCCTGTGTTGCATATTCAATCTCAATCCGATCTCCTGGAAAGACGTAAACTTTATTGATAAGCCGGTCAATCAGAGCTTTTGTCAGCATGTTGGCGTTTCCGACTTTCTGCACAATTTCCTGTTGTTTCAGCTTAATCTCATAATCACTTTTTATCTGCTTTGTCTGTGCAGTGATGACAGCATGAACATTTTTGGCTTGTACCAGTTCCGTGTCATAAACCGCTTTTCGTGTCCGATAGGTTTCCAAATCAATCTCTCCGAGTGCATACTGCTCATAAAGATACCGCTTGCTATCTTGAATAGAACGGAGTTTTTCTTCATGTTCGGCCTGCTGGACTGTCTGCAAATCCAATTTATCCTTATTGCTATCAATTCCCAATGCCGGACACATTTGAGCCCGAATTGTTTCAAATACAACCTGCTCCAGATCTGCCATCTTTATGCGCACACCATGACAAGGAAGCGTTTCAGCCACCTCGGAATGACGGCAATAAAACCACGCACCATTTCGTAGAGACATTGCATGATCGCAGCATCCGCAGAATACCTTACCACGGAGCAGATAATCACGCGGCTTTTTATTTGACAGAGAGAAACGCTTAATTGAAGCATTGGCTCTCTCAAATAGATCCACACTTACAATAGCCGGATGATGGTTCGGGATTTTGAACCACTCACTTTCATCCTTTAACTGTGTATGTCGGCTGCCAATCTCTTTTACCTTTCTCTTGCCAATTACATAGGTACCGATATATCTTTGATCTTCTAAAATACGCAGAACCGTTGATGTACTCCAAACGCCGTTTGTTCGGGAAACATTGTAATAGGCCTTGCCTTTAAGTTTGCGATATTCCCCAGGGGTGGGGATATTCATGGCATACAATTTTCTTGTGATCTCGGCTGCGGTGTTGCCTTCAGACGCCCATTGAAATATCATCTGCACATTCGGGGCAACATCCTCGTCCGGTTCCATACGTCCGTCTGCACTCTTGCGATAGCCGTAAGGACAGATGACACTCTGATATTCCCCACGACGCATCTTTGCGTATTTTGCACTTTGGATTTTCATGGACATATCCCGGCTATACCACTCGCTGATAAGATACTTGAAAGCAATATCAATCCCTCCGGTATCACCTTTGAAATTAGCTGTGTCAAAATCATCACTGACGGAAATAAAACGGGTGTGATAAAGAGGAAATACCCGCTCAATAAAATAGCCGGTTTCAATGCTGTTACGTCCAAATCGGGAAAGGTCTTTTACAATAATACAGTTGATTTTTCCGGCCTGAACCATTGTTAAAAGTTCCTGCACCGCCGGACGCTCAAAGTTTGTCCCCGTATGACCGTTGTCAATAAATTCCAAAATCTCGCTGTCATCCCATTCCGGCAGAGACATAGCTTTTTCACGAAGAATCAGTTTTTGATTTGGTATGCTCAAACTTTCAGTTTTGAAATCTTCCACAGAAAGACGGATATAAAGGGCAATCACATAGTTGCGCACGGTTCCACCGCCTTTCCCTGAAATTCATTTTTGAAACGGAAGGTCACATGAATATTCCGCTCGTGGTCTATCTCAATTCGTTCAATGAGCCGTTTGATCAGTTCTACAGTCAGTACGTGATCCTGTGCCAGTGTTTTTGCATCCTTTTCCATTGCACGGTATCTGGCAAGCTGGTTGTCCAGAGAGTCCATAGATTTTTCAAATACTTCAATCTCACCAGACAGAGCATTGATAGCATGTTCATAATCCGCTTTCAATTCAAAGTATTCGTCATTTGTCAAAATACCCTGCACAAAATTTTCATATAGGCCACGGATCAGCCGGCGTGTTTTTTCAATTTCCTGCCGTTTGGCCGACATCTGAATTTTCAGCTTATCTTTTTCCTGTTTTTGTCTTGTCTCCAACTGAAAGAGTGGCAGCGACATTCCCAGCGCAACTGTCAGCTCTTTTTCAAGAATAGCCGTAACAGTAGAAATCAGTTCTTTCTCTTGTATCATCGCACCTTTGCAGCTATCTTTTTCTACCCGGCTGTTTGTAAGGCAGTGGAACCAGTAAGTGTCGGGTCCTTTCCGGCGCTCGGCGCGTTGCCTGTGAAGGCTTCTGCCACAATCAGCACAGAACACTTTACCTTTGAAAATGTTTGGTGTGTAGGGACGTTTTGGAGTTGCTTTGCTTTCTTCACAGATCTGTTTTCTGTATTCCTGAACTGCATTAAACAACTCATGGCTGATGATCGGTTCATGGGTGCATTTTGCAATAATCAGATTATCTTCTCCAGCCTTGACCTGCTGATGATCTACAATCTTTGTTTTTCCTTGCACCAGATCGCCTGTATAAACTTCGCTTTCTAAGATTTTCATCACTGTGCGGGTCTGCCATTTGCCACTTCCGATCAGTCCCGGACTGGTAATCTCGCCAGTGGTCTTTTTATAATGGCTCGGTGCCGGAATTCCCATCTCATTTAGATTGCGGACAATCCGGTTCAGTGCCACATGCTCATGTGCCCATTCAAAAATCTGTTTTACCACAGGGGCAGTATTTTCATCAATCAGAAGTTTATGGCAATTATCCGGGTCTTTCCTGTAACCGTAAGGCGCCCGTGCACCAATATAGTCGCCATCTTTCATAGCCTGCCGCGCCTGTGCTTTGATTTTTCGTCCAATGTCCAGAGCATAGGCTTCATTGATCATATTTTTCAAAGGCAGCATGATACCACCATGAAGATTTCCGGAATCCGCTGTGTCAAACTGATCCGTAACAGCAATGAAGCGAACATTATGAGCATGGAAATACTGTTCGATATAATAACCTGTGTCAATAGAATTTCGCCCTAATCGGGAAAGATCCTTAACAATCACACAGTTAATGTGGCCTGCTTCAATATCAGATAGCATTTGCTGAAATCCAGGGCGGTGAAAATTTGTCCCTGTCGCTCCGTTGTCGATATAAGTATCATACACAACGAAGTCCGGTTTATCCGAAAGAAAGTCATTCAGTACCAGTTTTTGGTTTTCTACTGAGCAACCCCGCTTTTTGTTATCCTCCACAGAAAGACGGATATACAGAGCCACATGTACATACAAAGATGGTGCCGGCATAGGAGCTGCCGTCTGTTTTCTGCTTTTTCTTGCCATTTAGCTCACCATCCTTTCTTCATTTTTTGTAGCAATCTGTTCAGCCAAAGAGATTGCTTTCTGATATTCATCCTGGTAATTAAATTCAATATGCAGTTCATCTTTACCCATTACCCGTATGCTTCGGATAAGCTGCATGACTGCCCGGCGGTCAATATCCTCCATAGTAGAAAATTTCATAAAATGGTTGATCCAACGGTTTCGTTCGCTTCGGTTTTCCAATACATCTGTAAGTTTATCGTTCCATTCAGCGATTGCCTTTTGGAACAGTTCAATATCTGCATTGTATTTTCGCTTATAAGAGAGAAATTCTTCCTTTGTCAGAATTCCACTCACCAGATTTTCATAGAGTTTTGCCTTAAAGCCCTCGGTCTGTGCCACACGCTTTTCATTTACTCTGATCTGTGCGGCATATTCCTGCGCCAATTCCCGGTTGATCCGTTCCTGACTGATACTGGACAGCAGGGCATCCAGAGAAGCAACATTTTCAATATGTCCTTTCAAACTGTCCTGCACACATTCAATCAGATCCGACTCTTTCAGCATGACCGACGATGTGCAGCCATTCTTTTTGCCGGTCGGGCAGTAATAATAGTGATACTCTTTGTCTTTATAGCGGTTCGTCTTGCGGGTCATACGGCAGCCACAGCATCCGCAGATCAAAATACCGGAAAACAGGTAAACCTTATCCGATTTGGGAGAAGTCCTTGTGTCAATCCTGCGGAGCCGTTGCACCAGATCAAAATCGTGCTTTTGTATGATCGCTTCATGGGTTCCCTCCACACGAATCCATTCCGAAGAAGGTTTGTCCTCACGCTCTTTTAATTTGAAATGGGGCGTTGTCTGTTTGCCCTGGACCAGTGTTCCGGTGTAAGTTTCATCCTGCAAAATGCGGATGATTGTAGTTGCAGACCATTTGCAATCCTTTCGGTCTGTATAGCCACCTTTTGCATGAGGCATTCCGTGATTGCGCTTATACGCTAAAGGCGAAAGAATTCCTAATCGGTTCAGTTCATCCGCTATATGGGAAGCGCTGAATCCCTCCAGCCGTTTTCTGAAAATATCCCTCACAACATTAGCAGCATATTCGTCTACTTCCAAGCTCTTGTGTTTATCGCCGACTTTCACATAACCATAAATGGTAAAAGCACCTACAAAATCCCCGCTGCGCCGTTTTACTTCCAGGGCGCTCCGTGTCTTAACGGAAATATCCCGACAGTAAGCCTCATTCATAATGTTTTTGACAGAAACCGTGAGATCATCGGCAGCGTCATTTTCCGTGTCCACATTATCGTTAATTGCGATAAAACGCACTCCATAGGCTGGAAATACCCTGCGCATATAACGGCCTGTTTCTATGTACTCACGACCTAAGCGGGAGAGGTCTTTGACAATCACGCAGTTAGCTTCGCCTTGTTCGATCATCCGCATCATTTCCTGAAATGCCGGGCGATCAAACAAAACACCACTATAACCATCGTCAATTTTTTCTGCCACAACCTCAATTTCCGGGTGTCGGGCTATGTAGTCATCGATCAGGCGCCGCTGGTTAGCAACGCTGTCACTTTCTACTGTTTTATCATCCGTATAAGAAAGACGGATGTACTTAATCGCTTTGTAAACCTGCATAAAAAAACACTCCTTTCGTTGCACAGAAAAATCCCCGCAATTCAAGAAGTGTGGTTATGCCATATTCAATTCCTTTTCCGATTCTTATTCTACCATGCTTTTACGGAAAAGTCAGCCCCTTTCTTAAAATTGCACCTATCGCAAAATACCCTTGATACATTCTTCCAGGGTAGCACCTTCAGCAGAAAAGCTGGCCTGTACAGTAAAACGCCCACACTTAAAATGGTATGGATTTTTGATTTGCTGAACGAATTCTGCAATCCGTTCATCACGGGAAAGTTCTTTGTTGACAGAGACATCCCGAATGTCTACCAGTGTACCCACTTCACTGACAATGGTATTCAATTCCATAGTATCAACTCCCTTCTGAAAACTGTGTTATCAAAACCACATGAATAGGTCGGATCTATGGTTATTACACACATAAATCCGGCCCATTATATCTGATTTCGATTTTACTGCCGTATTTGCCACGCACCCCGGCAAGTCCTTCTGTAATAAGGACGGGGCTGTTACAGGCTGCGGGTAGCGTCACCGCATCATAGTCCCGCATACGCCGCCGCTTTGCCAGAGCAAGCAAACGCCGCAGGAACTCTCCCCAAGTCTTTAGGAAGCTGTGAAGAAGTACCATTATGATCTGCGTCGTTATCGCGTCCGGCCTGCCACAGCCGGTTTCGTAGGTTGCGTTTATCGCTCGGACAGCCTGGATCCATCACCTCCTTAGGCCGCCTGTCACCGCGCCGCCCCATCTGCCGCTCGGAACACAGAATGAAGTACCTGTAACAGCGTATATTCGGTTGTCAAGGAACAAGCAAGGGGCATGGCAGACAAATTGATATTGCAGTTGGGGTGGGAGGATGTATATGCTTCCTTACCACACCCGTCCAGCTTGTCCCGCCGAATATGTCCCTCTACTATTCAGTACATTTTTAGGGGCAAAGTTGCCGTCTGTTATAAAATTTCTTTGAAATATTTTTCCAGACTACGCAATCCGGCTTCGATAGAACGGGTGATCCGGCTTTTGTGTGTTCCTTCCGCTTTGGCAATATCTGCTTTGCTCATGCCAAGAAAAAAGTGTGCATAGATTCGTTGGCGCTGCTTTACCGGAAGTTTGGAAAGACCTTTATAAATCAACTCCGTCATTTGGCGCTGTTCCCAAATTTCTGCCGGGTTAAGAGGCTTTTGCAATATCTCACGCTCAATACCTTCGTCTCGATCCAGAGAGTAAAATGCTTTATAGCGGTATGTACGAATCCGATAGGCTTCTTCCAACAACATATATTCCCGAAGCAACAAAGCAACTTCATCCGGCACCTCAACGATCATGTCCTGTGTATAATACGGGTAATAATCCCGAAGATTGATTTTCTTCATAGTAATTTCCTCCAATTTCGATGTTTGAGTTGATGGCAAAAATCGAAATCAGAGGGTGGGCTGCGGCAGCGATAAGGTCTAAGTCTCTTTCTGATTAAAAAAAGGGTACAAAAAAGCGCGCCCGTACAAAGAACAGGCGCGCCAAAGCAGCAGTATGAAATTTTTCCGGGAGGTTGACAGCGAAAATGCTCAAACTTTGTCGAAACCAAAAACGCCGCAATCCATACGAGCTGGACTACGACGTATAGGTGACTGAATGTAAAGCAGTTTATCTGCAGATCTGTGTTGCATAGACGCATAGGCATTTCCTCCCATCAAGGAGGAACCTGAATCGGCTGCTTGATACCTCCTTGGGAGAAAATTATATCGGTTATGTTTCCTTTATCAGTCCGCAGATATTCGCTTTTTACTCTTTATATTCGCAATTTTCCACATATTCCGCTCTTAGAATATATGCTGCAAAAAGCAAGCCCACAAGGGGAAACAACACCTTGTGGGCTCATGTTATAGATGTTCAAATTTATAGCCGATCCCGGCGACACTCTCAATATAGTTTGGAAGATCCGGTTCAAAGCGCAACTTCTTACGCAGCTTACTTATATGATTATGAATCGCTTTTCTCGAATAGAAATCACAATCCTCTTTCCAAACCAAATCGGTAATCAGTTCGTAAGTAAAAACACGTTTGGGATTGGCAATGAGCAATGCCAGTATATCAAACTCCTTACTTGTCAGGTTGATCATCCGTTCCCTAACCCTGACAGTGCGGTGTTCCAGGCATAGATAAAGCTCGCCTTCCTGTATTTCTGTTAGAGGATTTTTCTTTGCTGCGAAGGAAGTGTGACAGGAATTGAATACCGTTCCATGACAGGCTCCTTGTTCCAAAATATATTGCAT